CTCTCCCTGGGAATCGTGGGCGAACCTGGTGCAGAAATGGATTGATGCACAACAGGATCCGCACCTGCTCAAGACCTTCCTCAACACCGCCCTCGGGGAGTGTTGGGATGAGGAGGCCAACAGGGTGGATATGCACGATCTACAACGGCGCGCAGAGGATTACCCGCTGCGCACCATCCCGATGGGTGGCCTGATGGTGACTGCAGGGGTGGATGTACAGGATAACCGCCTCGAGGCGACATTGTGGGCGTGGGGTCGGGGTGAGGAGGCGTGGGCAATTGATTATCAGGTATTCTTTGGCGATCCCGCCTCACCAGCACTATGGGAGGAGCTTGACCAGTATCTATTGCGTGATCTGGAACATGAGAGCGGCTCGGTCGTGCAGTTGCGTGGGGCTGCAGTCGATACCGGTGGCCACCATACCCAACAGGTCTATGACTTCTGCAGGGTGCGCAAACATCGTCACATTATCGCCATCAAGGGGCAATCTACCCGCAACAAACCGGTGGTTGGACGGCCAACCAATCAGGATATCACCACCAGGGGCAAGACTATACGCGGCGGGGTGCAGCTCTGGCCGGTCGGTTCCGATACTGCCAAACAGGTGATCTATGGCCGTTTTGGGATTGATGAGGGGGCGGGGCGGATGCACTACAGCGCAGAGCTGCCGGATGAGTTCTATGCACAGCTAACCGCCGAGAAGTTGGTCACCAGGTATCACAAAGGCCATCCACGTACCGAATGGGTCAAACCATCACATCGGCGCAATGAGGTATTGGACTGCACCGTTTATGCGCTGGCTGCAGCCTACCATTTGGGGATCAACAAATTCCGCGAGCGGGATTGGGCGGCACTGGAGAATCTGGTGCAACCGGTCAATGGTGATCTGTTTGCAGAGCCAAAAGAGGAGAGGGAACGCCCAGGGGGGGTAGTGGTGAAAAAGGGAGCAAAAGCGGACAGCGTGTCCGCCCGCCCAATGGTACCAATGAGACGACCGCGCGCTGGTGGATTTGTGGGGGCGTGGCAATAGGTGGGAGTGCTGGAGGAGATCACAGCCTGTCTACGCAGACGGCTCAAGGGGGAGATCGATACCGAGCGGCTCGATGCCCTGGTCTCGGGGATCGCCACCGATATCAGTAGTCAGATCGGGGGGCGTGAGGTCTATGTCAACAAGCGTCCACGCTCGGAGTATGCCAGGCGCAATGCCGAGATCCGTGGCGAGTTTAACGGGCGCAACCATGATGAGTTGGCACGTCGCCACGGGGTATCGAGGAGGCAAATATACCGCTTGTTAAAGTTGTGACATCTTTGGGGTATTTATGTCACAAAACATGGTTAACCATAGAGGTATGGCCAACCAATTCGACTCGACAGAATATCCCGAAACCGAGCCAACCAGCATGGTTGCAGGGGATCGGGCAGCATGGAAACGCACCGACCTGGGTAGTGATTACGCACCGGCTTCCTACTCTTTGACATACAAGGCCCGACTCGAGAGCAGCGGGTCAACAGTTATATCTATCACGGCAAGCGAGAGCGGCGATGATTACATAATCGAGGTTGGTGCCTCTACAACCGCTGCATACACAGCGGGGGTCTACCACTGGCAGGCCTATATTACCCGCAGCAGTGACAGCGAGCGCATCACGATTGATTCCGGCACCTTCGAGGTGTTGGCCAATAGATCAAGCGCCACTACCGATCCACGTACCCACGCCAAAAAGGTGTTGGAGGCAATCGAGGCGGTAATCGAGGGGCGTGCCAGTAAGGATCAGGCAGCCTACTCAATCGGCAACCGTTCACTCTCCCGCACTCCCATCACTGAGTTATTGATTCTGCGCGACCGCTATCGTGCCGAGGTGATCCGTGAGGAGAGGGCAGAGCGGGTGGCCAACGGTCTCGGCCACAAGGGTCAAATCAAGGTGAGGTTCTAAATGCTGAAATTACTGGATCGATTCAAGCAATCACCAAAGCGCAAGGGCAAAGTGGTCTCTCTGCGTTCACCAGAAAAACGATCATTTGCAGGGGCAGAGCTGGATCGACTGACTGCCGCTTTCAAGGGCACCACACTCTCTGCCAATGAGGAGCTGATTCGGGCATTACCAACATTACGTGCAAGATCCCGCCAGTTGGCAAACGATAACGACTACGGGCGGCGCTTTCTGCAGATGGTCAAGGCCAATGTAGTGGGGCCGAATGGTATTGCGCTGCAGGCCAGACCACGGCGCACGGATGGCACTATCGATAGACCAGACGCCAACACCATCGAAAAGGCGTGGGCGGAGTGGGGCAAGGCTGCAAACTGCTCCATGAATGGCCGCCTCGGATGGCGCGAGATACAACGGCTGGTGATGGAGACGGTGGCACGGGATGGCGAGTGTCTGGTGCAGATGGTCAAGACTGACCGTAGCAAATACGGGATGGCGCTCCATATCATTGAGGCCGATTACCTGGACGAGACACTTAACCAGGCGGAATCCAACAACCAGCCAGCGATCAAGATGGGAATTGAGGTCGATGGTTACGACAGACCGGTTGCCTACTATCTACGCACTAGCCATCCAGGCGACGGCAAGATCCTGTTTAATGGAAAACCATATATCCGCGTGGTGGCAGAGGAGATCATTCACCTCTACATTACCGAGAGACCAGGACAGTCGCGCGGTCTGCCGTGGATGCACACCGCAATCCGTCGCCTCAATATGCTTGGTGGATATGAGGAGGCAGAATTGGTGGCGGCGCGTACAGCGGCCAGCAAGATGGGATTTTTTACCTCACCAGACGGTGACGGTATGCCTGGGGATGATGTTGATGCCTACGGCTCGTTGATCTCTGAGGCGGAGCCTGGTGTGTTTGAACAGCTACCAGCGGGGGTCGACTTCCAGAGTTTTGATCCCACCCATCCAACCTCGGCCTTTCCCGAGTTTGTCCGTGCCACCTTGCGTGGTGCTGCAGCGGGTCTCGGGGTCAGTTATCACACCTTGTCGAATGATCTCGAAAACGTCAACTACTCATCCATCCGCTCCGGCGTACTGGAGGAGCGCGAGCAGTGGAAGGTTCTGCAGTCGTGGCTATCAGAGCAATTTTGCGAGCCGGTCTATAACGCCTGGCTAACGATGGCTCTCGATTTTCAGAAAGTGCCACTGCCAAAAAAACAGATCGACAAATTCCGCGAGGTGGTCTGGATGCCGCGTGGCTTTGCGTGGGTTGATCCTCTCAAGGATGCACAGGCAAACGCCCAGGCAATCGAGATGGGTGTGTTGACCAGGGCAGAGGTGGCGGCAGCTACCGGACGCGATCTGGACGAGATACTGGAGCAGTTGGCAACAGAAAAGGCACGACTGGAAGAGTTAGGACTTTCTGCAGCAGAAAAGGAGCAGACAAATGACGAATGAAACCATCAAGACCGGCGTGCAGTTCCGGTCGTTTGACCTGGCACGGGAGACACTCAATGAGGATTCCCGCTCGGTCAACATAGCATTTTCCTCGGAGGCGCCAGTAGAGCGCGCCTTTGGAACCGAAATCCTGGATCACAACCCAACCTCTATCCGCCTTGGCAGGCTGGAAGGGGGCGGGCCACTCCTGGTAGACCACGATCCGACTGATCACATCGGCACCGTGGATTCTGTCTCTATTGACTCGGATCGCGTGGGGCGAGCCGTGGTGCGCTTTGGCAAAGGTGCGCGAGCAAGTGAGATTTTTCAAGACGTGATAGACGGTATCCGCAAGCATATTTCAGTTGGCTACAGGATCCATGGAATGAACGAAGAGAGAAACGAAGAGGCAACCACCATGCGTGTCGTGGATTGGGAACCACTGGAGGTCTCACTGGTATCCATTCCAGCGGATGCAACGGTCGGGATTGGACGTGCAGCGGATGATAAAGAGTTTGAAACCGTGGTAAAGCGTGCAGAAGTAGCGCAGCCACATATTGAAATAGTAACGGAGACAGAAAAAATGTCAGATGAAAACACAGTGAGCGCCGAGCAGATTCGCGCTGATGAGATCCACCGCATCCGAGAGATCGAGGCGATGGGTGAGGCACACGGCCAGAGAGATATGGCGCGTGATTTTATTAACAGCGGCAAGGGTCTCGACGAGTTCCGTGGTCAGCTGCTTTCCACCATTGCATCTACCAGCAAGCCAGAAGGATCTGCAGAGATCGGCCTGACTGAGGCAGAGACAAAGGATTTTAGTGTTGTTAGAGCGATCAACGCCCTGGTGACTAATGATTGGACTGATGCAGGCTTTGAGCTTGAGGCTTCTCGCGCTGTTGCTGACAGGGTTGGCAAAAAGGCACAGGGAATCTACATTCCAATGGAGGTTCAGAAACGTGACCTTACGGTTGGCACTGCTACTGCAGGTGGCAACCTGGTTGCAACGGATCTGCTTGGTGGATCATTCATTGACCTGCTCCGCAACAAGATGATGGTTATGCAGGCTGGTGCGCAGATGCTAACTGGACTTACTGGCAACGTGGCTATCCCGCGTCAATCTGGTGGTGCTACTGCCTATTGGGTTGCTGAGAATGGCAACGTAACAGAGAGCAACCAGACTTTTGACCAGGTAACTCTCTCACCTAACACAGTAGGCGCAATGACTGATATCAGTCGCCGCCTATTGCTGCAGGGTTCTGTTGATGTAGAGAATCTGATCCGTAACGATCTGGCAACCACTCTGGCTCTTGAGCTTGACCGTGCTGCGATCAATGGCTCCGGTTCATCCAACCAGCCAACAGGTATCCTCAATGTTTCCGGTATTGGTGACGTTGCTGGTGGTACTAACGGCCTCGCTCCTACCTTCGCTCACATGATCGAGCTGGAGACTGATGTGGCTGCTGCAAACGCTGATCTCGGCGCTCTTGGTTATATGACCAATGCAACGATCCGTGGCACTTTGAAGCAGACAGAAAAAGCCTCCTCTACCGGTCAGTTTGTCTGGGATGACGGCACCATGAATGGATACACTGCACTGGCAACCAATCAGGTACCTAGTAACCTGACAAAGGGAACCAGCTCTGACTGTTCTGCGGTTATCTTCGGTAACTGGAACGACCTGATCATCGGTCAGTGGGGAGCGCTGGATATTCTGGTTGATCCTTACACTGGTGGTGCCTCTGGTGCTGTTCGTGTTCGTGCCATGCAAGACGTTGATATCGCGGTTCGCCATGCGGCCTCGTTCAGCGCCATGCAGGACGCATTGGCCTCATAATCGGAGGGCGGGGTTTCGGCCCTGCCACTACTTACCATGAAGCTACTAATGACTAGAGGGGCACGCGGAGAGGCAGGAGATGTTTATTCTGCTGGTGACGTTGTGGAGGTATCGGATGAGTTGGGGTATATCCTCATCAACTCCGGTCGCGCCACTACTAATCTACCAAAACCAGCGCCAAAGCAAAAAAAAGCAAAGGCAAAGGCGAAGGTAAAAGCGGCAACCGATGGCAGTTGAGAGCGCGGGGGATCTGGAGGATCTCTTCTCTACCGACGATTTTGCGGAGGATGCAACCTACCAGGGGGCAACCATTCCAGTAATCGTCGATAAGAGATGGGTCGAGACGATGGGTGATGGAGGGTTCACGAAAGTGCTAACCGTCCGCACCAGTGATCTCGACGGGGATCCATACGGAGACACCATCACGGTAAGTGGTACCGATTATGAAATCATCAACTATGAACCGGACGGCACAGGTGTTGCCGAGCTGGTTCTGAATTAAGGAGATAGATTATGGCTACGCATAAAGGTAGCGAGGGCGTGATCAAGGTTGGAAGCGATACTCTTGGAGAGGTTCGTTCATTCACTCTTGACCACAATGCGGGAACGATTCAGACCACCACAATGGGTGATGCCACCCATACCAAAGTGGCCGGAATCAAGGATTGGTCGGGATCAATCGACTGTTTTTGGGATGAGACGGATACAGCGATGCAGACTCTTGATGCTGCGAGCGAGGTAACGGTTTCACTTTATCCAGAGGGCACAACCGCCGGAGATATTTACTTTACCGGTAGTGCGCTGATAACAGGTGTTAGTCGATCCGCCTCTTTTGATGGCATGGTTGAGGCCTCTTTTACCTTCGAGGGTAATGGTGATCTCTCTGAGAGTACCGCGACATAATGGCTGCAATTGACCAGCTAAAGGAACACTACCAGGCAAAGTTGGGGCAGGCGCCTCGACGCCTGGAGGTGTCTCTCGGCGGCAAACTGAAACCATTTATTAGTTGGGTGCGGCCATCCATCAACCTGCAGAAACAGGGAGAGATATCGGAGTTGGTCAGCTCGGGAAAGTCAGCAGATGCGATGGCATTGACGCTGATCTATCGACTGATTGATAAAGAGGGTGATCCGATATTCAGAAAGGCCGACAGATTAACATTGATCAAGCACGTTGATCCAGACGTTCTATCGGAGATTGTTGAACAGATCAACAGTGAGGATCCTGACCTGGAGGAGGTCAAAAAAAAGTAGCAAGTGATCCCGATTGGTACTTCCAGCACCAGTTGGGGGAGAAGTTGAACAAGACAATCGGGGAGATCCAGCAGATGGAGGTTATAGAGTTCATGCGCTGGGTTGCATATTTTGAGATAAAAACGGAGAGAGAAAATGGCAATAAGTAATATCAAGATGGATATTATTGCGCGGGATAAGACCAAACGCGCATTTCGCTCCGTTAAAAATGGGGTTAAGGGGGTTACAAAATCAATCTTCTCCCTAAAGACCGGCATTGTCTCGGTGGCTGGTATTACCGGTCTCGGCCTATTGGTCAAGCGTTCACTCGATGCCAGTGACGAGCTGGCTAAAATGTCACGCACCGTGGGGGTCAGTGTTGAGGCACTGCAGCGCCTACGCCATGCCGCCAGTCTGGGTGGCCTGGAGGCAACCAAACTCGACAAGGCCATCCAAAAATTTGCGGTTAATATCGCCGATGCCAACAAAGGCACGGGCGAGGCAAAGGATGTATTTGAGAAGTACCGCATCGCCACAGAAAATGCCGACGGCTCTCTGCGCTCGGTTGGTGATGTGTTGGGGGATACCGCCGAGGTTTTCAAGGATGTAACAAACAAAACCGAAAAGGCGGAGATTGCATACCGTCTGTTTGGTGCCCGTGGTGGCAAGATGGTCAACGTGCTGCAGCAGGGCAAAAAGGCACTGCATGAGACCATGTTGGAGGCAGATCGCCTCGGCCTGGTGATGAGTGAGAAAACATTGAAAGGGGTCGAGGATGCCAACGACTCCATGACTCGATTCGGGGCATATCTCAAGGGCACATTCAATCAGATTGTGGCAACACTGGCACCAGCCATCCAGGCCGTAACGGATGGTATGCGTGAATGGGTAGAGATGAAGATCGACAAAGAGGGAGGAATGGCAGGTTTTGTCAATAGACTCTCGATCTCTATTCTCCGAGGGGTGAGTGTCATGCTGACCGCTTTTGAGGGATTGGTGAATGGAATACATGATGTTTTATTTACGATCCGCACGTTTGTATATGAATGGCGTGGCCTGGTTCCAGTATTGAGAGATATGGAGAAACCAGTGCGGGGGGTTGGTATTTCATTTGTATATTTACAAGAAAAACTCCTGGAGATGGA